AAATAATCGCACAAGAGCATAAACACATGAGTAAACCAAAATTAACTTGGCAGCAAATGGATGCACTTGCCAGTGGCCTTGATTTAGCAATGCAACTTACTTCAGATAATCACTTTAGTAAGTGCGTTGGCTGTGTTTTACACGAAATAAAAATAAAGGCCGAACGCAAACTTGCAGGAGGTAGAATTGAACCCAATGGATATGTAATAAAACTTAGCCCCGCTCAATTAGAGGCTATCAAATGGCTAAACCAACACCCCTACCGCCCTGCATTTAGAGTAGAAATGATGAACGCAATTTTTAGGTTAATTAATTTAAACCAATAATTATTTATATTTAAAACCTTTTTAAAACTAATTTAAATTATGGAAAACCAAGGCAAAAAAAGCAAATTAGGCGGTTGTCTTTTAATAATAGTATTCATGTTGTCTATTGGATTCATATTTAAAACATGTATGGATTCTTCGGAAAAAGAAATTAAAAACAACAAAGCAGATGGTTCTGTGTGGCAGATAAAGGCTTATCTGCAAACCAATTTAAAAGACCCTGAATCATACCAAGCCATAGAATGGGGACAGGTAAGGCAGATTAAAAAGGAGCCAGTACAGTATCTTGTTAGACATAAATATAGAGCTAAAAATTCATTCGGTGGATATGTAATTAGCACACAGTATTTCACAATTGACGATAATGGTAAGGTGATTAAAGTTGAATAATTCAAATTAATTACTATATTTGTCCTGTCTTACAATTCCAATCAGGGCATATCTCTGATAAACTTTTTTTTAAAAATATAACGGTAGCCTGTTGTATATGGTGGTGCAAAGGAAACAATGCACTAGTTCGACCTTGGTTGGATTGTAAGACACACCTAAGTATAGCAGGCTCCCGTTTTTATTATCTTTTTTATGTCTTACAAAAAGGAAAATAAACACAATGCGAACAGTAGTAGCGTTGCGTTTACGGATAACTCCCGAAACGAGTTAGTGATTGTTAAAGATGATCACACCTACACCACCAGCCGCACAGTAGCCGAAATTTTCGGCAAAAGCCACAAAAATGTACTACAAGCTATTGATTTTCTGAAAAATGATGTTGATGCAGAATTTTCGCGGCTGAATTTTCAGCCGCGAAAATATCAACTAAGAGGAAGGAGCTATCCTGAATATTTAATTTCAAAAGATGGATTTGCCCTACTTGCAATGGGTTTTACAGGTAAGCGGGCCATGCAGTTTAAAGTTACGTATATTAAGGCATTTAACCACATGCAAGAAGTGGTTACTAAAAGGCTATATGGTGATGGAGTAACGCTTAGCGAATTAAAGCGCAAAGTAAAATGGCAAACCAGTTGGAATTTATTTGGCACCGATAATACACCAGTATACTTGCTAAGCGAAGTATTAAATTACCTTGGTTATAGTAGCATTAACCAAGGTGCAAAAATTAAGTATCAGCACATGTTTAGGCTAATAGAAGGCAGGCTTTGGGCACATGAAGAGTTTGTAAAAATGAAAATTAAACAACGTGCAGCACTTAACCTACGCAACCAAGTAAATGAAGCTTGCAAACGCATTGAACTGGCAGAGGCAGAAAAAGAGATAGCCATAGCCAAATTGCGGGCAAAAAATTTGAAAGGAGGCCGCCATGCATAATATAGAGTATGTAAAAGTAATGCTAAGCTTGGGTTTAAGTACCCACCAAAATGGCTTAAAAAGGCGCATTGCTAAATACCCGCATGTTTTTAAGAAAAAAGATGATGGCAAGTGGTATATAACCAAAGAATATTCATTGTTTTTAACCCATTGTGCTGCAAATACAAAAATGGCACAGCAGATTAAAGGAGGTAACCATGAGCAATAAAACCAATGTAAACATGCAAGTTGTTGATTTTTTTAATAAAGAAATTAGCGAACAGGAGTTTGCACAAATAATAAGGCGTACCACCTATTTGCTTAACAAATTTTATGTTGATGATGAACACAAAGCACACACCGATTGGGTAAGGGATAGTAACCATCATTTAACAGAATTTGCCGAGCTGTTAGACCCACAATTGTATAAGGAATAGTAAAAAGCCCCGAAGTAAAATTCGGGGCTTTTTTGTACACTTTTTTTATTAAATATTTTTTTATTGCCGCATACTTTTCTTTTATTTTTGTTGCATGGCCGCCACGCGCGAAACAACTAATAAATTATATAACGATGTAAGGGCTGAATACCTTAGACTCTCACAAAAAGTAGAGTTTGGAGAGCCTGTTTACCGAACAAGATACATTTATGCACGTTTAGCAGCACAGTTTTATCGCAGCAAAAAAACTATTGAGGATATAGTTTTTGAACGCGTTTAACCATTAAATACAGGTAATTGATAGTCTTCATCAACTGCATCATCAATTCCTCTTTCTATGTCTATTTCCTCTGTTTCTGCATCATGGTAAACCTTTTTACAGGTTTCATCAAGTAAGGTACACTCAAATACAACCTGATAAAGGTTTCCTGTGCTCCCGGTATCAACTGCGCTAAACCCAACCCTACGCATTTCGTTGTAATTATTGCCTGTTTTACCATGAAATGTTACATTTATATCGGTAAGCATTTTTAAAAAAGAGAGGGCGCTTTGTTGGTTTACGGCACCTTTATAGGTATCCGCAAATGTTTCGTAAAATAAATATACCTCAACTTGTAGCCTAACATTTTGCATTAGTTCTGCCATATCTTCAATGTCCAAACTTCGAAATGCCAGGAATATTGCAGGTGCCGGAAAAGCGTGTTCTTCCTCTAAAAAACCAACTTGATTATGCCACAAATCGACCCATTTAATGCCCTCGATTTCTGCGGCTTTTTCAGCCAGTTCAATGTATAATTCATCCCAAGCTTGCATATTTTTATTTGTTAAATGTTGTAATTATTGTTTCTATTATTTTAGTGTCTATGTTTTTATTTAGCTCAGCACTATTGCCTATAAATTGGCGTTTAGGTATACGAATGGCCATACGTTTCTTTTTTGATAACGCCATCCACTTCCACTTTTCCTTGTCCGTTTCAATATACATGGCCCAAAAAAACTTTCGCATTTTTGCGGTTATTGGTATACTGTACTTAGCACCGTTATTATGAGCGTCTGCATGTGGCAAGTCGGTTCCAATAATTATGTTATTTATTGTTGCAAGCCTTACCTTTAAGTCATTCATTAAACTATTGGTGTTCATTAGTATTTTATGGCCTAAATCGTCCTTTCTTTTGGGCCATGCAACAAAGCTTCTATCAGTAAAACCCTGCTTGCGAAAACTGCCTTTAAAATGGCTTAAAGCTTGCTGACTTACGTTATGAGGAAGCTGTTTAATAATGGCCTTTCCCATAGCCTCAAAATCGGGTGTTTTGTTAATTTTTGATGGCATTTGTGTTTTAATTATAAAATACTACCTTTGAAGTCCTCGGGGAGCGGTTCGCCAATCCCCACCAATAGAAAGCCATTAGCAATAATGGCTTTCCGTATTTTAAATCAATTCGTTCAGTTTCTCGAGTATGGTTTCAAAGTTGTCTGACTTTTCAATGTTTACCATTTTGCCTTTGTATTCAAAATAACATGTCTTAACGTTTTTATAGTGCTTAATTTTAGCATTTACTTGTTTCGCAGCATCAACCAGTGAAGACTTTAAAAAAGATGCTTGGTAATTATCCAAATCAATTACAATAAACGTTTCTGCTAAATCTCTTAACTGACCTTGCTTTTTTAGTTTATCGTTAAAAGCGTTAGTTATCGAATTTTTAACAATTTTACTTTTAGCAACAACTTTGTCTCCAATTACATCGTCAAACTTTAACTCCGGGTTTTTTTGGCCTTTTTTGTGTGGGTTTATTTCAACCTTCTTACCTAGCACATCTGTTGCTGTTGTTCCGGTTTTTATGTTACTCAAAAGGTCAGTTAAATCAGCAAACATACTTACTTTAACAACTCTTTCTTTTGGTGTTTTAATGGTATATTTTGGTGCATAATTCTTACTGTTTTCCAATGCTTCTTGTAAATTTTGTCTACCCTTTATCCCACGTTTCGCAAGCTGGAAAAACGGGTGTTTTTCCTCGCTAAATATTTCTTTAGTTAATGCCACATTATTTTTAAACTCAGGTGGTATATCAACTTTGGGTATCTTATCGCTTACATCAGCAGCGGTTTGTAAAGCATAACACCTACACCTAAAACGTAAAGGCGGATAGTGCGTTTTCCAAAAATCAGAATCAATAGCGGCAATAATGTCATTAAGTTTCCTATGCTCATCGCTAACCCGGTTGTCTTCTTGTGTTTTAAATTTAAGGTTTGGAAAACGCTCTTTATTTTTAACAGCTGTTTCCCAAAATGAAGCCATTTTTGCGCTATGGTTAGCGGTGTCATACTCTGCCTGAAGGTGATTAATATTGTATTGGTTGTTAAGTTTTAATGCTTCTTTTTTAAACTTTTCAAACGGAACAATTTTACCATCCTTAACCATCTTGCTGTTTAGCTCTTCAAGCATGGTATATGTTTTTGCACCACTAAACCTATAAAGGTTTTGTTGCAATAGTATTGCATCGCGTGAAGGAAGTTTGGAGTTATTGTTCCAGCCCTTTCCAAAACCACTTTCAGCACCCTCGTTTAATGTTTCAAAGGTTTTTGTAATTGATTCTCTATTTAGGTCTGTAGGCTTTATTTTGCCTTCGTGCAGGTCTTTTGCAAGCTGCGTAATAACTTTCTCCCATCCGCTTAAATCAATGGCTAAAACAGTGTTAAAACCACCACAGCAAGGACAGTTTTCAATATTGTAATATGCCTCAACCTTTTTGTAATAAAACTTTTGCGAAGCTGATATGAGCTGCGCGTTTATTTCTTTTTTCCGTCCCCACCTCCCGAAGGGTTGGGCGCAATAGGTGCATTTTGTTTTATTCCTAAAATTGGTATTCCGGTAACTTGGGTAATGTATTCGGGGTCTATGTCGTAAAGGCTACCAAATTTTTGAATAGTATCAATAATTTGCAGTTGTGTTAGGCTTTCTGTGTTATCCCATTTAAAGTAATGGTTTGCTAAAGGTGCATACACCGGGCTAAGGTTTACCAATACTGGTTTTATTTGCATATTAAACACATATTCAAAAAGCGTTTTGTCCGCTTCAAACCTGTCTTTTGCAAGTGTAAACTGTATATCAGCACTTCCTACAAATGCTTTCTGATCAGTTAGACCTGCACCGCCAAGAACACGCTTACTAAGCTCATCATTGCAAATTTGTATCAGCTTTTCATGGGGTGCAACACCTGTACCTCCAATGTTACCAATTTCAAACTTCTCCTGTCCTTTACCCACCATAAAGTGGTTACGTTTAAAGTTTGATGCTGCATTAAAAAGTTCTTTTAATCGTGTATCGTCCTCACGGTCTGTAGTAACAAAAATAGGTGGTACACCAAACTTGTCTATGTAATCTAAGAATGCACCAAAGCCTAATTTTTTAGCCAATATTACTATGGCCATTTGCGAGAGCATTCCTAACT